CTGGTGGTATGAGCGTCAAGTTTGACGTTTCATCATTACTAAAAGGTGATTCAGAGTCCCAAGTAAGAATGTATCAACAAGGTGTCGCTGGTGGATTTATTACACCTAACGAGGCACGAGAAGGAATGGGACTAAAGCCTATAGAAGGTGGCGACGAACTCGCATCAGCTCCCAAGGAAACTCACCCTAACGACATGACTGGCTCGGAAGACCAGCCTAACCCTATGAACCCAGAAGCAACAAACCGTGGAGATTCAAATGAAAAAGAGTAATTACGAGAATAAACTTCTCAAAACTACTGATATCGACAAGATAGAAGAAATCAGTCTTGATACAGATAATGATGGTGTCGTTGATACCGTTGTTGTAGGTGATGCCGTACGAGGAACTAACGGCTCACAAGTCGTACTCGATACAGATAAAGATGGTAAAGCCGACAAGAAAGTCAAAGGCAAAATCATATCTCGCAAAAAGAAGTCAAGCTACATTCTAACTTCACCCAAAGGCAATGTTTATAACGTGAAAGCTGAGAACCTAGATGCGTTCAAAAGTGCTCATGGAGTATGTGATTGCTGCTGGACTATCAAATAAGGAGAGCTAATGTCTGATAAAGAATTAGAAGTATTAGAAATTAACAAAACCGTTAATGATTTATCAATGAACGAGGATGGACAGATTACTGCCTACCTCACTACATTTGGTAACTTGGATGTCGTCAATGACGTAATCATGCCAGGAGCACTAGATAAGTTTGTTGAGAAATTTAATAACGGAGAAGCTGGTGTACTCAGGATGCTTTTCCAACACGAAAGAATGGAAATAATTGGAACTTGGGATAAGTTAGAGATCGACGCTAAAGGCGTGATCGGTACTGGTACATTATTTGCTGACGTATCTCGTGGTAAAGATGTGAAAGTTTTATTGAAGCGTGGAGTTCTAAACGCAGTATCAATAGGATTCAAAGCATCTAAATACGAGTACAACGAATTCGATGGTCGCGATTTCCATGAGATCGAACTAACCGAAACAAGTGTGGTTGACACTGGAGCAAACAACCAAGCGCTAATCATTTCAGTTAAAAATGAAGATGGTGGCGTTAATGTAAGAAACCTCGAGACAGTCCTGCGTGATGCTGGGCTATCAAGACGAGAAGCTAAACAGATATCAAGTGTGGCTAAGAAGGAATTAAATTCAGTCGAACCAGTTGTTTGCGATGAACAACCCGACCAGATGAGCCTGATTGCTGATGCTCTGACATCATTTACTTTAACAAAAACGGAGGAAGACTAAAATGTCCGAAACTATTAAAACTGAAGCAGAAGTTGTTGTTGAAACTTTAGAGACTATCAAGTCAGAAGTTACAACTGCTACTACTGTACAAGCTGACGAAGTTGCTACACTAAAGAGCGACCTTGAAGCTGCTACTACTGCTATCGAAGTTGCGAAGGCTGACGCTAACGCACAAATCGAAGCAATCAAAACTGAATCTGCTGAAGCTCTTGAAACTCTTGAAGCCAAGTTCGATTCACTACCAACCCTAACTGAGGAAAAAACTATGGAAAAATCTACTAACGAATTAAACCTAGACATCGTAAAGAGCGTTGTTGAAGGTGAAGTTAAATCAGCAGAGCTAACTAAAGCCCTATCACCAAATATTGATGGTGCAGGAAAAGGTGGTTTTGAAGATATGACACCTTTATCACGTGCTCTTCTTGAAGCTAATCCTTTGAGATCTCATGTAAAAGTATCACAAACAACTGGTTCAACATACAAGAAGCCAATGTTAGTCGGTGATGCAGGAACTTCATTTGGAAACGCACCCACAAGTGCGAGTGATTCATATGATGTTGTTGAGCGCGAAGTAAAACTTCACAAGCACCACTCATTTGTTGCTTTAGATGAAGATTTCTTAGCTGACGTTTCTAACGCTGAAGCAGTTATCATGCAAGATCTTTATGAGCAAATGGCTCAAACTGAAGCTGCTGCGATGGTTACAGGTAATGGCACAACGGCTCCACTAGGTTTGAATAGCCTAACTACTGGTGCTGCTGCTGTACAATCAAGTGGTACTTTTAAAGCTATCGACGTTGCTGGTACTTCAACTATTACTTACAACGAAGTCATGGACGTGATTTATTCACTATCACCAAGATACCGCGCTAACGCTAAAATCATGTGCCCTACAGGTACAGTTGCTGAGCTACGTAAACTTGCTGATTCTAACGACAACCCACTATGGGCTGATTCAGTAATCGCTGGTCAACCTTCAACTTTTGCTGGTTACCAAGTTGTAGAAAATCCACATATGGATGCTCCTGCAACTGGCAAGATAGCTATGGTCGTTGGTGATCTTTCTAAATCATTAGAAATCGTTGACAGAACTGTTATCTCTGTAGATAAGCACTCAAACGTTATTCTTGGATCAGATGTAATCTACTCAAGACGTCGCGTTGGAATGGGTATCAATGATGTAAACGCTATGATCGTTGTTAACTTTGCGTAATTAACCCAATAGAAAAGGAGGACAAATGAAATCTACATTTCATAAGATAGAAACTTCTGCGTCTCCTATTACTTACGTTAGTTTGAACAATCTCAAAGTACATTTGGGAATATTTGAGGATAACGGAGAGGACACTTATTTGACTTCTCTGTTAACCTCAGCCATTGACTTGGTAAGTGAATACATTAGTCAAGACTTGGGTTCTACAGTTCGTACTGAGTTTTTCAATAAGCTCGACAATAATGAACCTTTAGAACTCCATCGTCGTGATGCTACTTCACTAACTGTCAAATATTACGATAACTCAGACTCACTCGTGGTTCTGAGCTCATCGTTGTACGTGGTGGACTCAACTACTTCTACAAACGTTGTTCGTTTCAAGAAGAGCGCAGTTCTACCAACTGACACATCAGAGAACATTGAAAACTTTGTTGTTGTCGGGTACACATCCGAGGCGATCGAAACACAGATCCCAGAGGTAATATTACAGGCTATTTATATGTACTGTACTGAGATGTATCAAAACCGAGCTATAAGCTCAGAGAAGAACATGAAAACACTCCCATTGTCAGCCGAGCGATTACTCGCAGCTTACAAACCAGTGAGGGTTTAACATGAACTACACTCAACGTATATCTATCGAAACCCCAACGAGAAATACGGTCAGCACTTTCGGATCAATCCAAACGTCAGCATGGACTACGTTCCTAACTACTGGAGCTAACGTCAGGATGCTCAGCTCGAAAGAATCAATAAAAGGTTCAAGCGAGATGGACGTTGATGGTTTTATGTTTGAGATTAGAATGACTACACAGTCTGTTCAAATCAATGACAGTCAAAGGATTACTATGGCTGATGGATCTACTTTTGACATTTCGGATGTCGATAAGTGGACTCTCAAGTTCCAAAGGAAAATCCTAATTAAAGCTATAAGGAGGTCGTAATGTTTCAAGAAGACTTCTGGATGGATCTAAAAACTATACCCGAGGTGGCAACATTTACGGGTGGGCGTGTATTTTCTGGAGTGGCTCCAAAAGAGTTCACAAAGGAAGGTCAGTTTGTTACATTTACATCTGTGTCAAATGGATTACCTGAGCTTCACTTCGGTGGGGATAAGGGTAAGACTACACACATTATGCAAGTGGACATCTATAGCACGGACTATGGAGTCAGTCAAACTGTCGCTCAGTATGTGATCGACCACTATCATGGGTTCACGGGAACGCTAAATTCACAAACTCACATTGGCATGTGTGAAGTAATCGATGTAAGGAATGAGATCGACTCGGTCAATCCTGCATCAATATTACATCGCGCTATGCTAACAATCTCATTTATTCTATAGGAGAATTAATATGTCAGGTATATCAGGACAACAAGTTGGTTTTAATACAACATTTTACAAGTCGACTTTAGTAGCTACTAAGGACGAAACTAATTTGGCAGCTGCTGCTGTAAGTGGCAACCAAATCATCGACACTACTGCTTTCGGTACTGGACTTTCAAAAGAAAGAACTATTATCGATACTCCAGTATTCGGTTCAGACGTTGCAGGGAAAATCCCTGGACAAGCTGAGCTAGGTACTTTTGACTTCAGCGTATTGTTTAACAACGATGACGCTATTCATACTGCAATCAGAGACGACGCAGGTACTACTCAGTACACTTTCATCATGAAGTTCGAAAGTGGCTCAGACATTACTTGGTCAGCTTTTGATGGTTATTTAGCTGGTGCAACTTTAAACGTTGCTATCGACTCAGTAACTTCAATGGACGTTTCTATTGCTCGTACTAACGACGCAGTACACGTAGATAAGGCGTAAGTCTTACTACTACATATGGC